AGTGTACTAGCTTTTGGGAAAACCCTGAGTAGTAAAGCTATTTGTTCAGGGTTTCTTTCGTGGAAAAATATCACTTCTGGGTAGTGCTCCAAAGCTCCCTGTATAAGGTCAATAGACACCCCTCTTTCCTGTCCAAATATACATAAGTCCGCCAAAAGCATTCTTGACTCTTTTGTCTTGAGCCCTGACCAACCGAGTAGTTTTAGTGCTTCTTTAGCCTTGTCTGAACTGTGTAGATTAACAATTTTACTTCTAGGGCAGCTTGAAGCCACCATATTTATAAACGTATCTTTACCAGACCCCGCATAACCATTTATAATAAATATTTTTGACATTTAATCCTCCCATAGCGTTTTAATTGGCTCAGTACCGTGTAATTTATGATAAGCCCTCCAATTTATATCCCCAAACATATACTCCCCGTCTGGGAATGAAAAACTTTGTTTGAGATAATGGGTTGCTTCCATATCCTTTAAGGCGTTATATTCAAGTCTATGTAAATGTCGGTTTTCCTTTTTTGGGTCTCTAACAACTGAATTCTTCTTTTCGTCAATATAGTCATAGCACAAGCAAGGTATATTGAAACAGCTTTTACCTTTTTGAAGTATTTCAGCCACTAAGCCGATATCATCCCCGTGCAAATCAAATTCCTCAGGCACTCGTATTTTGTTTTTTGCCATAGCCTTAATATTTAATATTTGTATTTGTCTAGGGGTAACTGCTGAATTGATTTTATACTTAGTTTGGCTATTGTCTATGTCTTGAGAGAAGTGTTGTTTTCTCACATTACCAAGTATACAATCTGGGTTATCCTCAAATATCTCTTTGGCGAGTTTACACATTAGTTGAAAAACCCTTTGACGTATTTCGGGGTGCTTTTCTTCCTCTTTTATTGTAGAATGCCTTGAACAGTCGTTACCTGCACCAGATACTCCCGCAAACAAATAATGAAGGTATTTTATATCGTCATCCATATCAATAGCATATTTGATTTTATTTTTAATACAATAATCTATGATAAAGTTACGGGTAGAACCAACCCCTGTGACAGCACCTTTAGGAATTACAACGTAGTTCAAATTTGGGTTTTGAGCTTTGTATTCTTTATATTGCTCTTTTCGTACCACTATAAAAAACTTGTCTTGAGCTTCGGGTGAAAAGCCTTTCAATATACTTTTGTTAAACTCAAAATCAGGTCTTTTATAGGACGGTATGAAAGTAGGAAATATGTCTTTTTCACTTGTATTTTTTAGGGCTTGTATCATTTGTTTCCTGCTAAACATCAATATCCTCCTCTATGTTGTACTTATTGACTGTCTTTAGAAATGCAGGTAACATCCGCTCTTTTCTGATTTTAGCTGAATTCACTCTAAGTGATATAAAGCCTTGCTCTTTGAAATATAGGACGTTCCTGTCAACGGTTTTCCACTTTCCTGCCACTGCCTCTTCGTTTATAGATTTGCCCCCGTTACGCTGTTGAATTCGTTCTAAACAAACTTCTATAGGGGGTAACAAGGAAAGTATAATAACGACCAATTCGGGGTATTGTATTTGAGCTTTACTGAAGAGCTCAGCGTAGGTTGATTTTATAGTGGAAGCAATAACCCCCTCCATAATTACGTTATATTCTGGGAATTTCCTCAAAGCCTTTTTCAAAGCTATACGAGTGGTTTTGTTATTTGGGAATGTATCCATACCGCCTGTTTTATTTAAGTAAGTTCCCAAAGCCAACCATCCATAGGTGGGGAATATAGTAAGTAATTTTCTAAATTTACCATCAACCGTACCCCATTCTATGTACATTTTTGGGTCATCCATCATAGCCATCGGTATAGTGGATTTCCCTGCTCCGTTACAACCTCTTAAATTGACAAGTATCCTACTCATCAAAGATTACCCCGTCATTTAACCATAGTTTACATCTTTCCTTGCGTATTCCTGTCCAACCTTGGGTTTCCCCTCTCATATTAGCAGGTATTGTCTTTTCCCTTAGCTCCCAAATATCTATACCCTCTGGCATAACATTAAGACTATCAACGTAGATACACTCTTCTAGCATCCTATCTGCGTAGTAACCAAGGTATCTAGTACCCTTGAAGAACTTTCTGAAAGCACACAGCGTTGATTCTATTTGTACTTTAGGTATTCCACCAAGCTTTCTTTGTATCAATTCAACGTTATGGTTGTATAGGGTGTAGTTGTAATCCTTTGGTTCTATTACTTCATCTAAGTACAAAAAGTGGGACATACCCTCTACAACAGTAGCTCCGCCATTTTTCCAGTCTAAGTTGGTTGGGTCTCTGTAAGCTTCTGGCATTATACCGTACAAAGCATCAAAGAACAAATAGGAACCGTGCGGTCCAAAGTACTTCCAGTTTTTCAACATATGCTTGTATATATCCTCAAAGTTATAGTCTTCTCCCAAGCTTTTTATAAGCCCTTGATAAGGTCTGCCTCCTAAGGCTTTGCGAAAACTTTTTACAGAGGGTACAAATTGGTTATTGTTTTTGATATACTTGCGGTCTGGATTAAACCAAAGGGTGTCTCTTTCTTCTTCCCAAAACTCATTAAGTTCTTTCAAGTTTATATCCTTAAATACAGGAAAGCGTGAGAATATTCTTAAAGAGGTGGTACAAGAGTAGGTCAACCCATAAAGAAACGAAAGCCACAATTTCTGGTCATTATCAAAATCGCCTTCTTCAACAAACGGTACTAATAGACAATAGTCAGTAGCCCCGTCTATATAGGGGTCTTTCATCATTTTAACAACTAAATTTTTTCTGCTTGAAACTCCGTTGTCGCCTTTTATTTTATATGCGTCCATAGTGCTCCTTATAACAATAGGAAAGGGCTTAAAAAAGCCCCTTCCCCTATTGGGTCAACGTTTATTCTTCGTCATCTTCTTCATCGTCCCAGTCTTCTTCATCATCTTCAACAACTGGAGCCTTTTTAGCAGGTTTTTTCTCTTCCTTTTTAGCCTTTACTTCAGGCTTTTTTGTTTTCTTCTTTGTTACTGGTACTTCTTCTTCGTCATCGTCATCGTCCTCGTCGTCACTATCTTCGTCCTCTTCATCGTCTTCTTCTACAACTACAGGCTTTTTCTTGGTTGGTTTCTTTTCTTCCTTCTTGGCTGCTTTTTTCTTTGGGGCTGGGACTTCTTCTTCCTCATCCTCCTCATCTTCTTCTTCGTCTTCAAAGTCTTCCTCATCCGCTGCTGCCTCTTGTGTAGGTTTGGACTCTAGTTTTCTGGTCTCGTTGATTTTACCCCTTAGTGTGCCATTATACTCCTCGTGGAATACTTCAATTATACAGCTTTTTCCCACCATTTTGCTTATATCAAGCATCACTTTTCCGTCAGCTTTTACACCAATAGATTGTAATAAGCCTTTAAGCTTCCAAAGGGAGTTTTCTTGTAAAGGATAGTTTTCATAAACTCTACACCCTTTGTCTGGACCTTTGGCGATTTCATAAACTACTTTAATCATATCACCGCCACCTTGTGATACCGCTTCTTTTGCTTCAATAATTTTTGCTACGTGCTGTCCTTCACTTGCTCTTTGATACGTTTCCACTCCTGTGAAATCTACTTTTTTCTTTGCCATTACTTGTTTCCTCCTATAAGTTTAATAAATTTAGCGTATGAGGGGTTGATAACCCTCTTTGGTAACTTGATGCTTGAATCAATTTGAAGTTTTGTCCAATAGTAGGCGTTTGCTCCCAACTCGGCTGCATACTTTACAACCTCTGAGGATACCCCTTCTGAATCGGTTACTTCTTTTGTTATTTTTAACGTGTGTATCCCGTAGTTACACATTCCTTCAAGATACGTCCTGGCTCCTTTGGTTACACTTGGTCTAATATCAGGTAGTATTTCATCTTCCATACCCTCTACAATATCTGTAGTTTCGTGGCAAGTTAGTACTACACAGTGCTTTCTTGAGACCTTATGAAATAACCGTATGAACTCTTCTGTATCTACTTTTAGGTCACCCCAAGTTTGTTGAGTCATTTTTTTCTTCTTTTGTATAACGTTTTCATCTTGCCACTCGTTTGTTATCATTCCAAATGTGTCTACGACAACAGAAGCGTAGCTTTTGTCTTTAATAAGTGCTTTGGCCAACTCTTTCAAATGACCCATGTCTTTGACAACTATAGCACTAATACCTTCTTCGTTGGCGATAGTATTGCTACCATCATCACCGATTCGTAAGTATAGCATAGGTTTGGGAAAAGTTGAAGCCAACTTGGTTTTGCCCGAACCACTTTTGCCATATATTGCCCAAAGGTTATGTTGACCTAATGTTTTGATGTCAACTGCTTCGTCTAAAATACCCATAATTTTACTCCTTCAATATGTAGTTCTTTTGTAATAGGTAATCAATATCTCCGCCTGTAAACTCAGCAAAACAAATATCTCTAAAGTTACACCAACCGCAATCTTGAGTCACGTTTTTGGTTTTGTTCTTTTCCCCTTGCTTTACTATCTGTTTACAGGTGTACAAAAATCCGTCAAAGATACTATCTACCATCTCAGGTAGTAGGTCCATTTCAGCCTTGAAGAAGAAATTTGAAATATTTCCTCCATAAAGGTCTTGTCCGTGCTTGATTATTTCTGGGTCATCAATACCTCTTTTTTTACAAGCCCTATTCCAGCTCAGCTCCGTAATTTGGTCAGATTTTGCGTCACTGAATCGTGAAGATTTTTCCAACCAAATAGGCTCTTTTGCGGGGGTTGACTTGATATAATCCCAGATTACTGTTCGGGGTAATGAACCCCGTTCAATTTGAGTTGCCTTTGCATATAGACACTTTTGCACGTTCATAACTAACGTGTTTTGGTCAGGCTTGCGGCTAAAAGTTTTGTGTTCACCTATTTTAGTGAACTTTTCGCCGTTATGCTTATACAAATACAACTCATCAATTACACCTACGAATTTTATTGGCTCTCCTTTGAAATTACCAATATCTAATTCAAATTTGTGTTCGGTTTTCTGGGGCTGAGGCGAGTCTTTCCAGACTGTTGAATAATCCTTAAAAATTGAAGCAATTTCAGATAAATACTCATCCCCTATGTCGGACTGCCAAGAGGCAGGCATAGCATAGAACTTTTCCTTAATATCCTTTTTTGCTTGTTTCAACTTTTCGGGGTCGTTCCTTTCCTCAAGTAGCTTATGAAAGTCTGTACCAAAATGTAATGGTCTTATGGCTTTATTAAGCTTCAGTTTTCTGATGTACCCAAGGTAATGAGCATACGGACACCGTAAATATGAGCTCACTCTTGAATAACTTATGTTCACAATTCCCTCCCTTCAACTATAAAAAACTAGGTAAGCTTGCAAATTAAAATCTTGAGTAATAATTAGTATGCTTTTGTGGCAAAAGAACTAACGTGTTGTTTTTATTCCTTTAGCAATACCGAAACAAGCTTACCCACCACTCTGTATTTTTACGGGCTTGTGACCGTTACGTGTGTATCGTAGCTACATTAATGGGGGGACTTTTCAGCCCCCCAAAACCTAAGGAGTATTATAGTCAAAAGGGTGTTACCTTTTATGCTTCTTCATACTCATCTTCGTCATCGTCTTCAATAACTTCTGGCTTTTTAGCCGTTTTCTTTAGCTTCTTTGCCTTTTTTGGCTCAGGAATTTCTTCCTCTTCTTCATCGTCGTCCTCATAATCGACATCAACTACTGGCTTTTTCTTGGCTTTTTTAGCAGGGGCTTTTGTTTCAACTTCCGCTTTTGCTTTTCTTACAGGAGCTACATAACTACCGTCATCAATAGTTATCTTATTGGCATACTTTTCCTTACCCTCTTCAACGTTTGTCTGCTTGCCTGTTTTCTTGCTGAAAATCATCTTGTTGCCGTCTTTTTTCATAATAGTGATGGATTTGTCAGTTGCTGCTTCTACTACAAATACTCCAAGCTTGATTCCTGTGAAGCCGCATACGATAGCAGTGTTGCCTTTTTTCATCTCTGTGATATTTTTCATTTTTAGTTCCTCTTTCTTTCTTTTGGTTTTAAATTATTAGTGTAAATTAATTTTTAGCTCGGTTCTTAAGGTATAAAACAATGATACTATAGATTAAAAGTAAAGTAAAGCTTTATTTTAGGAGTATTTTAACAACATAGACCCATAATATCGCTCGATAGCTTGANATAGCTTGAGATATCGCAATATATCTATTATTTTTATTTATTTTTTAGTGAGTACCCCAAGGACCGATAGCGACATCCGTATCAAGCTTTATTTTTAATTCCACCCCAAACTCATCCATTATTTTAGGGCGAGCCATAATACGCTTTATTTCAGGAATAAACCATTCAACATCTTCTTCCCACACTTCGCCAACTATAGCATCGTGTATCGTACCGCAAACGGTTACACCCTCTGATAAAAGTTCTTTGTCTACCTGTGTTGCCGCTCCCACGAGTATACAGCTTCCTGTACCTTGAACGGGTGAATTTATAGCTCGTCTTGCCGCACTAAGTCTTTCAAAACGCTGGTCAGAATATATTAGGGGTAGGCTTCTAAACTGCCCAAACATATTTGATACACCGCCTAACGATTCGCACAGCTCAGCCATTTCTTTGTGCCACGGTAATAACCTTGAATATTTCATAAAAAACATTTCCCTATTGTGTTGAGCTTCGGGAAGTTTGAAAACAACCCCGTAACTGTCATATGCGTAGTCAACAAAACCCTTAGCCATCATACCATACAGAAAACCAAAGTTTATGGCTTTTGCCTTATTTCTTTCATCTTTGGTTGGCTCTCTACCCCCCGTCATAATACGGGCTGTTTCAGTGTGAATATCTCCGTCGTTCTCATATATTTTTATCATCGTGGGTTCATTTGCATAGTCTGCGGCTATCCTCAACTCTAGCTGCGAATAATCTGCTTCGAAGAAGACCCTCTTCTTGGGTGCTGTATATAAAGTTCTGATATCCTTATTTCTAGGTACTTGTTGAAGATTAGGGTTTGAGCAGCTGGTTCTGCCCGTTACGACGTTTGTTAAATTAAAACTAGGGTGAATTCTACCGTCATACGCTGAATCCTCTTCCCAACGGTTTAAAAACATCTTATTTAAGGTATTGGCTGCGGAATAATCTAACATCTTTTGTGGTAGTTTATGTCCTTGAGCTGCTAATCTTTTCAGTACCTTAGCATCAGCGGAGGGCTTACCCGTCTTAGGGGACAATTTTAGGATGGGTAATTTCTCAAGACTAAACAAAACTTCCTGCTTTTGTTGTGGGCTGTTCCAGTTTATAGAATACAATTTATTTAAGACTGAGAGCTTTTTCTTCTCAATAACTCTGTATTTTTCCTTTACTTCAGCCAACTTTTTACGATTTATGTATATTCCACGTCTTTCAACGTTTCTGTACATTCTATAAGCAGGTCTCAACATTTTTGTGTATATTTTACGGTGAATTGCGGACATATTTTCTTTGAAAAAACAAAACAATTCCCACGTATATTGTACGTCTTTTTTCAAATAAGGCAATACCGTTTCTTTTTTCCCTGACAATTTATCCTTTTTGTTTATATCCCAATTAGACACCCCTAAATACCTCTGAGCCATCTTTTTCAAGGCGTGCTCTGCAGCTAGGTCATAGGCAGTACCCATTAGCATACAATCTTCAGATATAGGGAGCTTTATTTTGTAGTGAAGTTCTAAAAACAGGGTATCAAACTTACCATTTTGCCATACTACTCTCAACCCGTTTCTTTTTAATTTGTTTACAATACCTCGTAATTTAGGCAAGTTTTTTGGGTCGCTCATATCATACCAATACCCTTTTGCCATAGGCTCAAAAAGTTCTTCATATAAACCAATTCCTACCCAAGTAATTTCATCCGTATATCGGTTCAGACCTGTAGTTTCTATATCTATTACAGCGTATTTCAAAATTTGTACCTCCACTCCTCACAAGTTGTTTTCGTTGGTTTTTTAGATAACTTATTATACTTAGGGCTTTTCTTATTTCCACACCTTAGGCAAGTTCCTTCAAGAGTACCGTATTTACACCACAAGCAGGAGTCAGATTTTCTTTTGACTAACTTTTTCTTGAAATCTTCTTGAAATACTAAGCTTATTTGTTTCATATATTCCCTTTCCTTACTGCTAGATGCGTTCCCATACCTTGATTTCAAATGGGCTGCTATTTGTTCCAAATATTCCCTATCTCTAGG